AATAAATTGACTGGTGGTATAGGAAACCTTAGAGATGGTAGAGCAGTCAATCCTATGCAAGAACAAACACTGGAAGGAGTTTCATTTAGAAGTTTTGCATTTGAATACGAGTTCTGGCCGAAGAGTCAAGAAGAAGCAGATGAGATTAATAAAATCATGTATGCATTTAGAACTGCTATGTTGCCCGATACCTTTGGGTCTAGTGATGAGAATGATGTAGAGAACTTCTTTAACTATCCAAACATATTTGATGTAGAATTTGAAGGGCCGATACGAAATGTCTTAGATGGTTTTTTACCTATGGTGTGTACCAAGTGTGACATAGACCATTTCAATGGACAAAAGTTTGCAGTCTTTGAGGGTGGACAACCTATCTCTTCTAAAATGTCATTAGAGTTTGTAGAAATCAAAATATTATCTCAAGAAAATTATCAACAAATTTCTCCATTAGGAGACAAATCAATTAAAGGAATGCCAAGTATTGTTGATGATTATTCTAATGAGGCAGATGTAGTAAAACCTAAAATTAGTAGTGGTAGTGGGAGAGGATAATGTCAAATAAATATTTTAGTAATTTTCCCGAAATACAATACACCTTAAACACTGGTAAGATAATTACTATAAAGGATTTCTTTAGAAAGTCTATTATAGAAAGAGAGTCGGTCAATAGTTATATTGAATATTCAAAATATGAAATCTTAGATGGAGAAAGACCTGATGCAATAGCATCTAAACTCTATGGAGACTCACAATTACATTGGACATTTTTCTTAGTTAATGAATTAGAAAACTATTATGATTGGCATATGGACTCTGAAACATTTAACAATTACATAAAAGAAATGTTTGAGGGTCAATCACTTACTGCAACAGAAATATCTGATATCATAACATCTGATTCTAAATTTCTTGTTGGAGAAAAGATAACATCTAACACAGGTAATAGTGGTAATGTATTAGAAGTTGATGGTGCTGAGAAACGACTTACTGTTAGTGGTGTATTCTCAACTGGAGATGTTGTAACAGGTTCTAGGAGTGGTAAGTCATTCACAGTTCAGTCTGTAGTAGACCATAAAGATGATGTTGCATATTATGAGAATGCAGACGGCATCAAAAGAAATTATGGTGGAAGTGGTTGGAATCAAGTCTCCCACTATGATGATGAGTGGACAAAGAATGAGTCAAGAAGAACCATAAAAATTATTAAACCCGAAAGGATTAAAAGAGTAGTATCAGAATTTGAACGTGTGATGTCATAATGAGTAATTTTCAATCAGGTGAATTTCAATTAGAGTCTTTAACTATTGTCAACTCTGAAAAGGAGTCAGTAGACTTATCTACAGATTTAGCAATTAATCTTAGATTATATGAATCCATCTATAGTAAATTTGTAACTGGTGATGTTTCTGTTTTAGACGGACTCAATCTATTAAAGAACTTTAAATTTACAGGTCAAGAAAGTTTAACAATTCGTATGAGACAAAAAGAAGGAGTTGCAGACTTATCTTCAAATGAGTTTTCGATTGAGAAGACATTTAGAATTTATAAAGTTGTTAACATACAGAGACCATTGAATAATACATTAACATATCAATTAAAGTTCTGCGACCCAAGAATGTTTTCTGCAAGGACAACTAGAATAAGTCAAACTTTAAGAGGTTCTTATACTGATATGTTATATCAAGTGTTACAAGACCCTAAAGGTGTTAACATTAAACCAAATGAAATTGAGTCGTGGGAAGAGACAAGTCCTGATAAGATGCAATTCATATGTCCTAATTGGTCAGTTGCAGAACTTACAGACCACATAGTATCAGAAGCATCTGTTGGTGGAGGAGAACAGTCATGGAAAAATGGTATGTTCTTCTTTCAGACAATCAACGGTGGATTTAGATTTACAAGTATAGACACAATGTTCTCAATGGAGTTCCCATTAGTATTCTCATATAAACCAAGAAATGCAAATATAAAAACTAAAGATATGGACATTAATGATTACAGTGGTCTGAACACTGAAATTATGCATGTAGAAAAACCAGCTCAGTTTGATACACTTAGAGGTGTTCTGAATGGTGCATATGCATCATCAATGAAAGTATATGACCCTATAAGAAAACTAGAATCTGATATTGTATATGATATGGATGAAACATTTAAAAGAGGACAACATGTTTCAGGATTCCCTTTGATAAGAACAAACATTGAAGAACAGACAAATACTGCAGACGTACTAAAGGACGATTTCACCCCAGCAGATTCGAAAGAGTTTACAAACCATCTCTCAATGAATAAAGCATTTGAAAGTGTAGTGTATTATGACTGTAGTAATGCACATGACTTTGACAATGCAGAAAACCTATCAGACAACGAAACATTTCAAACAGATGTTATTAGAGATAATGCAGTACTAGAAAGGAAAGGATTATTAGAAACACTACAACAACATCGTATTGTTGTTACCGTACCTTTAAGAACAGATTTGACAGTTGGTCAAATCATAAGGTTAAACATACCTGAACCTGAATCTCAACAGTCTAAGCAATCAACGAAAGATAACCTAAATGATAATAGATATTTAATAATAGACTTATGTATTAATGCAGACCCTATTCACAATAGAGGTGTTTGTTATTTAGAATGTGTTAAAGAAAGTTATGCAATGGATATAGAAAGTGCAGAAGTAACAGACACAATTCCTAGGAGTATATAATGAAAACTTTTTATGGTATAGTTGAAGACAGACAAGACCCTCTAAAGATTGGTAGAGTCAGAGTTCGTTGTTATGGTATCCATACAGCAAACAAACAACTTATTGCTACACCCGACCTTCCATGGGCTCAAGTGTTACTACCGACTACCTCTGCAGGGTTATCGGGTTTTGGAACACAACACGGACTTGTGGAAGGTTCTACAGTATTTGGTTTCTTTAGAGATGGAGATACGTGTCAACAACCAGTAGTCCTTGGTTCAACTGCAGGTATTCCACAAGTAGGATATAAGGAAGGACTTGATAAGAAACTTATAGAACGAAAAGTTAAGACAGGTTTTAATGACCCAAGAGAATTAACCGTTGCAGATTATGAAGAAACACCTGATGGGCCGAATCCAAAACAAGATGCAAGAAGAGGGTTTGGGTTAACCACTGCACTAGACACTGCACCAACTAAACCTGAAACCCTTGAAATCAATTATGATGGAACAGGTTCTAAAATTACAAATCCAACAGTCACCGAACTTCCAAAGTATCCATTATACATAGAAGAGTCAGACCTATCCAAGTTTGCAAGAGGTGAGGGTGATTACACTTCAAGAGACACTAGTAGTGCAAATGGTATTCCATCAAAAGCAAAACCAGTTTATCCTTACAACAAAGTTTTAGAATCTGAATCAGGTCATGTGTTGGAGATTGATGATACACTAGATGCAGAAAGAATTGCAGTAGAACATCGTTCAGGCACATTCCATGAAATACATCCTGATGGAAGTCAGGTAACTCGAATCGTAAACGACAATTACACTGTAGTGTGTAAAGACGATGAAGTGCATGTCGGTGGCAAAGTAAATGTTAAGGTGCTTGGAGATGCAACATTCGATGTTGGTGGAGATGCAAAGATTACTGTTGCAAAGACAACTGCAATAGAGTCTACAGGAAACCTATCAGTCGTTGCACCACAAATAAGTTTAGATGGTACAGTTATTAAGTTGAACTCATAATGGCAACAACCTTACCTACAATACCAAATACATTTCCATGTCCCGATGGTACAGTTATTAATCTACCATCTAAGGCAGACTTAACAAATAGTATTGCAAAGATTGGAGACATACCCAGTCAACTAAAAGTATATCTTGTAACACATGCAGACGAGATAGAAGAAGATGCAAAAAAGGATATAGAAAAGGTCATAGAAGATGTAGAAGGTTTTATGGATAAACTTGCAGATATTGCTTCTCCTTATTGGGAGAAAGGGAAAGTTCGTAATTGGGGCAAAGAAGCAAGAGAAGCTGTAGAAGAAATGTTACAAGAGTTTCATATCTATGTTCCAGTGAAGATTATGGAACTGATAGGAGATATAATTCCAGTATCCTTTGAGGTTACTATCTTAGGAATAGAAATAGACGTACTTAAAATCTTAACTAAAGAAGAACAAAAAGATATCAAAGACCAAATAGGTGCAAAGGTAGATGAGTTTTATGCATTGATTCCCGATGAGTATAAATGTTTTGACGGGGACTTTGGTATAGAATGTGATGAGTGGAAAGCAAAAGTTACATGGAAGTATCTAAAAAGTGAAATCATGGATTGGGTGTCTAACTCTTTATTCAAGTTAGGAGAGAAACTCATAAAGAAGTTTAAAGAGATATGGGATGCATTAGGTCTTCCAAGTATACCCGACATATTTGATTTTGATTTAGGTGCATTAATCAATCAATGGAAGGCAGAAGCAGAAGCAAAGTATGGTAAGGGGTCTAAAGACTATAGAGAGTATATCAAAAAGAAACTTGAAAATCTATCCATAGCAGGGTTTAGTCTCTCTGATATTACAGGTGGAGACATTGAGTTAAGTGTTCAGTCTTTAGATGATAAGATTAACGAAATGATTTCAGACTTTAGAGATTTTAAAATTAACTGGAAGAAGAAACTGCTCTTGGAGTGGACAGAAATTGTAGAAAAGTTCTTTAAAGCAATAGGACTTGGTAAGATATTTGATTTTATCAATTTAACATTTTGTGATTTGTTAAAACTTATAGGTTTTCCTCAATCAATCGACATAACAGTTCCTAAGAGTGTATAAATAGTATTATGGCAATAGATGTAGTAAACAATGCAAAGGTAGTTGCAACCAAAAACAATTATAGGGACTTGGATTTACTTTTCAAAGCACATCCAATAACTGGAGATGTTACAACTAGAAGTGATGTCGAAGCAGTTAAGAGGTCAGTTAAGAATATCATATTAACAAACAATTATGAGAGACCATTCAAGCCAGGGTTTGGTGGTTCTATAAGAGATTTACTATTTGAATTGAATACTGCAAGAAAGATAAGAAAGGTTGAAAAAAGAATAGTAGACATGTTAGAAACATTTGAACCTAGAATCTCCAACATACAAGTAAGAGTCGGAGATACCGATACAAATGCAGTTAACATGCAAGTCTTTTACACTATTAAAAATACAGAAAGAAAACAAGAAGTAGATTTCAAAATAACAAGGGCAAGATAATGGCAATTAAGAGTTCACAAATAAACATTACTGATTTAGATTTCGAAAACATAGCAGATAATCTTAAATCCTATCTACAAGGACAAGACCATTTAAAGGATTATGACTTTGAGGGTTCAACCATGTCAGTGTTAGTAGACCTTCTTGCATACTCATCACATATTGGTGCAATCAATACAAACATTGCAGGGTCAGAGTTATTTTTAGACTCTGCACAAATGAGAAAGAATGTAGTATCTCGTGCAAAGGATTTAGGATTTGTCCCTGCATCCGAAAAGGCATCTAGTGCTATTGTTGATGTTTCAATAAAAAATGTTAGAAATGCAGATGGAACTTACCCGACAGTTAGTGAAATGGCAATGACAAGAGGAACTAGACTATCTACAGTATTTGATGGATTGACATATGAGTTCGTAGTTCCCAATACAATAAATCCATCACAAAATGGAACAACATACACTTACTCTAGTGTTCCTATTATACAAGGAACATATGCAACAGACCAATTTGTGTTTGATGGACAAGTACCAAATCCAAAATTTGTATTATCAAATGAAAGAGTTGACAGAACACAACTCAATGTTTCTGTAAACTCTGCTGGAACATCAGACACTTATACACTTTCAACAGATGTATCTAATATCACTACAACTTCTAAAGCATATTATGTGCAAGAGAATGAAGATGCATTTGTTGAAATCTATTTTGGAGATGGTGTATTAGGTAAACAATTACTTGATGGTGATGTTATTACTGTTACTTATATCATAGTTGATGATATTCATTGTGATGGTTCAAGGGACTTTGTATTAGAAAGTTCTATTAATGGATATACCGACTCTACTATCACGACAACTTCAGTTTCTACAGGTGGTGCAGAAAAAGAAAGTATAGAGTCAATCAAATTTAAAGCAACAAAGTTTTACACTTCACAAAACAGACTGGTAACACTGAATGACTACAAAGCAAAAGTCAGTGAGTATTACCCGAATGCAGATGCAGTTGCAGTATGGGGTGGTGAAGACAACAATCCACCCGAATATGGTAAAGTATTTCTTGCTATCAAACCATTAAACTCTGATTACTTATCAGATACAGAGAAGACTGCAATCAAAGGTAAATTGAACTCTCTAAATATGTTGACAGTAAGACCAGTTATTGTAGATGCAGAAATCGTCAAGGTTCTTATTTCAACAACATTTAAATATAACGATAGAGCAACAACTCTTTCACAAGGAGAGTTAGAAACATTGGTAGAGTTAACAATTAATAATTTTGATAGAGATAACTTAACTAACTTTGATTCTATATTCAGACATTCAAATCTAATTAAAAATATTGATGATTGTGAAGGTTCTATTCTTTCTAATACAACAAACATAAGATTGAAAAAGAGTTTAGCAATAAAGGCAGCACAACTAATAGGATACTCATTAACAACTGGTAACGGATTATATAATCCAACAACTGGTTACAACAAAGAAAATGGTGGGATAACATCGACAACTGGATTTTATGCCCAAGGTGATGCAACCAACATTCAATACTTTGACGATGATGGGTCAGGAAACTTGAGAAGATTCTATCTATCAGGTGCAACAAGAATTTATACGGATAATTTTGCTGGTACAGTAGATTATTCTACAGGACTTTTATCGGTCAATGCCATCAACATAACTTCAACAGTGAATGTAGATAGTACGATTGATTT